CGTCGGTTCCCGCCTTTGCTTCAAGTCAAGAGAGTTATGTGAATATGCTGCAAAGCAGTTCGAACAAGTGTACAAACAATTATTTACCCTTTAATTTTTTAAATGAACTATAAAGATATTAAGTCATTCTCCGATGCTTGCAAAGCACTCGGAATCTCAGAAGAGAAACTTCCAGAAGTATCAATGCTTCCTGAGAAACATCAAAAGTCAATCACTGCTTTTTACAAGTTAGTGACCATCATCGAAGCCATCAATAATGGATGGACTCCTGATTGGAGTGATTGGGATCAGTGGAAGTATTATGCTTGGTTCGGTGTTGAAGCAAGTAAAAGCGAACCTTCCGGCTCTGGGTTTTCGGGCTCGGATTGCGATAGCTCGGGTACTGGCACGCACGTCGGTTCCCGCCTTTGCGTTGACTCTAGGGAGAAAGCGCTTTACTTAGGCGAACAGTTCGCAGATCTGTACAAAGATTATCTGCTGTTATAAAAATTTAGGTTGTGCATGTAGCATCAGTTCCGGCTCTGGGTTTTCGAACTCGAATTACAATAACTCGAATACTAACACGAACGTCGGTTCCCACTTTTGTTTAACACTTTACTACTGCAAACCTTGCCATCAGTTGCAAAAAATTACCTCTAAAAAAATAGGCGTTGGTAACCGAAAGGTGAACACGACTAGGGTGCAAAGGCTATGAAACGAATTAACAACCTCTACTCACAAATCTACTGCATGGAGAATCTCCGTCTCGCTGATCACAAAGCTCGCAAGGGCAAAAAATCGCAAGTAGGCGTAAAGGAGTTTGACAAAGCTCCAGAAGAAAAGCTTCTCCAGTTGCAGCAGATGCTCATCAACAAAACATACCAGACTTCCGCTTATACCATGTTCAAAATCTATGAACCAAAAGAGCGTGAAGTATATCGACTTCCTTACTTCCCTGATCGCATCGCTCATCATGCTATCATGAATATTCTGGAGCCTATTTTCTTATCGATGTTTACTGTAAATACTTACAGCTGCATCAAAGGAAAAGGTATTCATGCAGCGCTCAGAGATCTTCGTGCTTCTCTTCGTGATGAAGCTAGTACCAAATATTGCTTGAAGCTTGATATTAAGAAGTTCTATCTATCTGTTGATCATGCGATACTAAAGGGATTATTGCGCAGAAAAATAAAGGACCAGGATCTTCTATGGCTGCTTGATGAAATCATCGATAGCGCTGCAGGTATTCCGATCGGAAACTACCTGAGCCAATACTTCGCAAATTTCTACCTGACTTATTTTGATCATTGGTTGAAGGAAGAAAAAGCAGTGAAGCACTATTTCAGATATGCTGATGACATCGTGATCCTATCCGATAGCAAAGAGCAGCTTCACCAATTACTTTCTGAGATTACCGCCTATTTACAATCACAGTTGAACCTTGAAGTAAAAGGTAATTATCAGGTATTTCCAGTTGCAGCAAGAGGAATTGATTTTATCGGTTACGTTTCATTCCATACCCATACAAGACTACGCAAAAGTATCAAGCAATCATTCGCCCGGAAGATGGCCAAAGAGCCGCGCATGGAGTCAATAGTCTCATACTACGGATGGGCGAAGCATTGCAATTCATCACACTTACTTAAAAAATTATTATGGCAAAAACTAAACTAACGAAGCAAGAGCTTCCAAAGGGGTTGCTTCTTCAAATTGATTTGAAAGACATCATCCCATCAAAAACAAATCCCAGAAAAGAATTCAAAGAAGATGCTTTGAATGATCTGGCAGCAAGTATCAAATCAGTAGGACTTATGCAGCCATTGGTTGTGCATAAGGCAGCTAGTGAAATTAAATACGGATTGATATCTGGTGAGCGAAGATTCAGAGCTGCAGCTTTAGCAGGTCTTGAGTATGTTCCTTGTATGGCTTACGATAAACTCTCAGATGAGATCGTTCTTGAAATGCAGATCACTGAGAACTTACAACGCCAGGATATTAATCCAATGGAGGAGAGCGATGCGTTCCAGCAGTTGATCACAATGGGTATGGCTACTGCAGAAGTGATTGCAGATAAACTGGGTAAAAGTACCAAGTACGTTTATGATCGGATCATTCTTCAAAAAGTTGTTCCAGAAGTGCAGCAGTCAATCAGAGAAGGAAAACTTACTGTAACTCATGGAAAGCAATTTGCAAGACTTCCATTCTTTGAGCAGGCGAAAATCGTTGAACAAATTGATATGGATGATATAACTGTCGCTGATCTACGCGATGAGATTTCTTCTATGTTCAAGTTGAAATTAGAAAATGCAGCTTTTGATATTACTTCTAAAACCTTAGTGAAGAAAGCAGGTGCTTGTACTTCATGCAATAAAAGAAGCGGATGCAATCTGGTCCTATTCGATGATGTAAAAGAAGATGATATCTGCTTTGATGCTGAGTGCTGGAAGAGTAAAGTGGATGCTCATATTCCTGCAGTAATTGAAAAGCTGAAAGCTGAAGGAAAGGATGTGGTAATGATCAGTTCTAATTGGGATACTAAATTGGAAGGCGTGATATCAAATCGTGATTGGGCTGAGTTTGATGAAGATGAAAGCAATGACGAAGAGAGTAATTTGTATGGAATCATTGTTGAGACTGGTCAATACACAACTGGATATAAAATTGGTCAGGTTGTAAAATTGGAGGATGATCGAAATGTAACAGCTCCAGTAATGGCTAGGAATAATTCTAATCAAGAAGAAGATGAGGAGGAAGATGATTTCTATGAAACTCCAACATCAAAGCAATATCGCTCAAAACGTGATATCACTGGGGTATTTGCTAAAAAAGTAATTACTGCATTATTAGCAGAACCTGATTTTGAAACTCAATATCAGAACGTAAACAATTTTATTAGATCACAAATCTGCTTAACTATTGATAGGCTTGGTGAAAGCTGCCAGCAGTTTGTTTGCCAACTGTTTGGATTAGAAATGCCTGCTGAAGACTTCGAAGGATCTATTGAAGAATTCTTTAGCCAACAGATTAAAAGTAAAATCGGTACCGGTGGTTATTGGTTTTCTGTCGGAGGGCAAGGCGAATTAGCAACTATGTTTTATATCGTAGAGCTTATTGATTATCATGTTGATGGGTACTTCGATATCACCGATTGGCATGATGTAAATGAATTCTTTCAGAAAGCACAGGGTATTGATTTTGGAGCGATCATGAATGAAATGAATACTCAGGCTGGAGAAACAATTATATCCCTTCCAGAAGCACCTAAACCCTAAACCCTAAACCCTAAACCCTAAACAATAAAATCAAAACAACCATGAAACTTAACACTTTCAATGCAATCACCCTCCCAAGACAATGGGGAGGTGCGACAGGAGTACTTCCAAAAATATCTTTTGGAAAATCAGGAGTTATCTACTTCAATAAAGCAGCTTGCTCTAAGCTTGGATTAACACCAGGAGAGAAGATTGCTTTAGCCCAAGATGAAGATGATCCTGCTAATTGGTATCTCTTTAAGCACAAAGACGGATTTGAATTAAGAAGCAAAGATTTTGAAAAGATTGGCTCTCTGACTTTCAATCACAAAACGCTTTATCTCTCTTTCACAGAGTCGTTTGAATTAGATCAAAGTACTAGCTACACCTTCCTGATCAGTGGCGAATCAACGCTTATCGAAAAAACAATTTGCTGGGGAATCCTAGTCACTTCTAACAATTAAAATCATGAGTGAAGAACAAGTTTTGCTAAAGATTAAAAGGCGTTATAGTAAAGATGAATCAGTATCATTTTTACTTGATAAACTTAAATCTGCACGATTCCAAATCGGTGAGTTGCAATCTGAAATTGCTGAATTAAAATATCAACATGAAGGCGCAATAAAAGAATTGAATCTTAAAATCAAACAATTAGGTGAGGTAAAGACATCTAATGGGAAAACTAAGAAACAGTGGTGTCAGGATGAAATGTTTGTTCACATGGATTTAGAAATGAAAATCATCAGAAAAAAGAATCAAGAACTGAAGAAAGAAAACATCCGATTAAGAGATCAGTATTTCTCGCTTCTAGCAAAAACAACTTCCAAACAAGATTCAATTTAATAAAGAAGAAAATCAGTTCCCAATGCAGTTACGCCCTTATCAAGAAGATATCTCAACTGATGCAGCTAAGATGCTCCAGTGGTTAAACATTACCTACTTATCCATGCAGGTCCGAACCGGCAAGACATTAACTTCTCTAGCAACAGCTCAGAAGCATGGAGCCAAAGCCGTACTCTTCGTGACTAAGAAGAAAGCCATTGGCAGCATCGAAGCTGACTATCAGTTGTACAATCCTTCTTTCGAGATCCACATCACCAATTTTGAGCAGTTGCATAATGTAACTTTTAACCCTGACTTGGTGATCGTGGATGAGGCGCACTCACTCGGACAATATCCCATCCCTTCTGAAAGGGTGAAGGACTTGAAGCGAATCTGTGAGGGGCTACCGATAATATTTTTATCAGGAACCCCAACACCAGAATCTTACTCTCAATTATTCCATCAGTTTTTTATCTCATCGTTCTCACCGTTCAAAGAGTATAAAACATTCTATGCATGGGCTCGCGAGTTTGTGATCCTGAAGAAAAAGTATTTATACAATCGTGAGATCAATGACTACTCCAATGCACTCAAACAAAAGATTGATGATCAGACCAAACATCTATTCATCAGTTACTCTCAGGAAGATGCCGGCTTCGAGCAAATGGTTGATGAGAAGTTCATCACCATCAAGATGAAGCCTGGTACTTATTGGCTTGCTGAGAAGATGAAAAAAGACCGTGTGCATATCGGAAGGCAAGGAGAAGAGATCCTTGCAGATACAGAGGTGAAGCTGATGAATAAACTCCATCAGATCTATTCCGGTTCTGTGATCGCAGAAGATAAAACCGCTTGTGTGTTCGATGATTCAAAAGCAAACTATATCCGTGATAATTATCAGGGAAAAAAGATTGCCATCTTCTACAAATTCTCTGCTGAGTACGCAATGCTACTTTTTGCTTTCCCTGGAAGATTGACAACTGATCCAGAAGAGTTCCGCGACTGTCATGATAAGATCTTCGTTTCACAGATTCAATCTGGTCGTGAAGGAATTAACCTATCAACTGCAGACTATATCATCATGTTCAATATCGACTACTCAGCAGTAAGTTATTGGCAAGCTCGTGCACGGATGCAGAGCAAAGAAAGAACTAAGCCAGCGATCATCCATTGGTTATTCTCTGAGGGTGGCATCGAGTATAAAGTTTACCAAGCTGTATCGAACAAGAAGGATTATACCCTCAGCTATTTTAAAAAGGATTTTAAATACAATAAAGATGAATATGAAACAAGAATGGAAAGACATTCCAGATTATGAAGGATTGTACAAAATTAATTTAGATGGAACTGTCATTTCTTATGAAAAGAAATGGGTTACAGGAAGAGGCAAGGGAAGGCTTCATCTGCAAAAAAGTATGGTTATTTCCCCTTTTATTTCTAAGCATGGCTATTTAAGAATTAGTCTTTCTAAAAATGGCATTGCTAAAAAATTTCAATTGCATCGACTTATTGCTATCTGTTTTGTCGAAGGCTTTTTTGAAGGAGCAATCATAAATCATATTGATGGTAATAAGTTAAACAATGCGGTATCTAATTTAGAATGGGTTACCACATCGGATAATGGTTTACACGCATTTAAAACAGGTCTGAGTAGAATTACCGATAAAAACAGAATTGATTTTACTGAAAGGAATAAAAGCGGAATGAATGTTAATGCAAAAAAGGTAGTAGATACTGAAACTGGCAAAATATATGATTGTATTAATGATGCTGCAAAAGAAAAAAATATTTCAGTAGGATCTCTTTATCAGTATTTGAGAGGAACTCAAAAAAATAAAACATCAATTAGATATGCTTGAATCAGCGCTTCAATCAAAGATTATAATCTGGTTAGAAAAAAACGGCTGGTTCGTCGTAAAAATTATCCAGTGTAATAAAAATGGCATCCCCGATCTGATGGCCCTACGCAACGGAACAGCCATCTTCATCGAAGTAAAAGCATTAGGAAAGAAAGCCAGACCGCTTCAAGAGTTCCGTATCAACCAACTAACGAAACAAGGATTCACCGCCAAAGTAATCGACAAAATAGAAGACGTTTATGAATTTACTAACCCCTGCTAAAAAATACATCAAGTCCGGAATCTCAATCGTTCCGACTGATGATAACAAACGATCCATCGTTCCATGGAAAAAATACCAATCTGAGCTTGCCAGCGAAGAAGAAATTAACCAACACTACAATGATCCCAAAGCAAAAGGTATCGCAGTTATTTGCGGCCAAGTATCAGGGAACTTAGAAGTGATCGATATCGATACCAAGTATGATATTACCGGAACGCTTTACCAAGAATATACTTCTGCCATTGCAGAGAATGACGCAGCTCTTTTAGATAAGTTGCTCATCATTCAAACGAAGTCAGGTGGATATCACTTTTACTTCCGTTGCGAGTCCATCGAAGGAAATCAAAAGTTAGCGCAACGCCATTGCACTGATGAAGAGAAAAAGTCAAACCCGAATGTGAAAGTTCAGGTCCTTATCGAAACGCGTGGTGAAGGTGGTTATGTTGTAGCGCCACCAACTGAGGGATATAAAACCATGCAAGGAAAGAACATCCCGGTGATCAGTCTTGATGAGCGCGAAATGTTGCTGGAACTTGCTCGCTCTTTCAATCAAGTTTTTGCAGAACCACAACGCCAATCGCAACCGATCGGTGATCAGAACAAATACTCCACTTCACCATTTGAGGATTTCAATGCGCGGGGAGATGCTGAGATGATCCTGCTCAACAATGGTTGGACCTTCATCTACGAACGCGGCGGCAAAAGATATTACAGAAGACCTGGAAAGACAGAAGGAATCTCTGGAGATTATTGGGTGGATAAGAAATGGTTCTCTGTCTTCACTACCTCATCAGAGTTTGAAGCCGGTAAAGCTTATAACCCCGCATCAGTGTTCTGCTTACTCGAAGCGAATAATGATTGGAAGAAGTGTTACCAAGAACTCATCGATAGAAATTATGGGTTGAAAAAAGTGGAGTACGGCGCGATCGAGCGCGAAGTGTTCAAGCGTAAAGCTGATGGCCAGACAAAAGAAGAGATCAAAACATTCTTAGTTCGGAAAATGGATGTTGATGTTAAAAATGTCGATGAGGTCGTTGATACAATTGAGAGTCAGTGGGGACCTGAGATTGGTACTTTTTGGGATATTGACGCAAAGCAAAATATCCATATCAGTAGATATAAGTTGAAAAAATTCCTTTGCTCTATTGGTGGGTTTGGACTTTACTTTTATGATGCCAATAGTACCATCTTTAAGCTGATTAGAGATAATAATGGAATCATTGAGGAAGCTTCGACTGAGCAAATAAAGAAATTTATTGAAGACCATATTTATAAACTACCAGATGTTTTTGATGGGGGAGTTACCCAGCAGGAGCTTTTAGAGGTAATTTATAAAGGGAGTGAGACTTATTTCAGTAAAGGATTTTTTGAGTTCCTAGATAGAAGAGAATTGGATTTTATCCGTGACACTATTGACACCGCTTACATACCATTCAGGAATGGGGTAGTAGTAGTAAATAAAACAGAGATAGTCTTATCCACCTACTCGGCACTAAAAAAATGTATCTGGAAGAGCCAGATTGTAGATGCAGATTTTCAAGTATTGAAAACTTTTGAGACAAGCACTTCGGAATTCTCTTCCTTCATCCATAATGTTTGCAATAAGGATGATGAAAGGACCGCCCAGGCTTTTAGTTTGATTGGATACCTTCTTCACAATTTTAAGGACACTTCTAGGCCCTATGCAGTAATTATAGCAGAAGAGAACGAAGACGAAAAGAAAGGCGGAGGAACTGGCAAAGGAATCTTCGTCAGAGGGATTAAGGAGATAACTAATACTCAAACCATGGATGGGAAGAACTTTAAGTTTGATAAGTCATTTGCTTTCCAAAGAGTTGACTTAGATACAAAGGTGATTGCCATTGAGGATGTAAGGAAGAATGTAGATTTTGAAGGTTTTTACTCAATTATTACTGAGGGGATTACCGTTGAGAAAAAGAATAAAGATGAACTGTATATTCCTTACAAAGACTCTCCGAAGATTTTAATCACCACTAATTATACAATTCCTAGCACCGGGAACCATGCCAAAAGAAGACAAAGGGTAATTGAATTTAGTAATCACTACCATCCAGCTCATACACCGATCGATGAATTCGGCCATCGACTTTTTGATGACTGGGACAGAGATGAATATAATCGATATTATAATTTGATGGTTTGGTGTATTCAGAGTTATATGATCTGGGGAGTAAAAGATATTGCTACATCCAGCACCGTGTTGAGAAAGCATATAAAATTGAATTTTGGGGAAGAGTTCATGGAATGGTTTGATGACTACTCAGCCAATGGTTGTGCAGAGTGGAAGTTATTCAAGGATCAGTATAATGGTTTTTTAGGCCAGAATGATATGGAGAAAAAGGACTATTCTCAGAAGAGATTCAAAAAAGGATTGGAAGAGGCTTGTGAGAAAATGGGATTCACTCTTGAAACAAAGAGGGGTTCTCAGTCCAGACAAATAGAAATTAGAGCGCTATGTACATGATTTTATGGTTTTTCGGCCATTTATTACTCTTGGGGGTATTATATATTATACTATAAAATACCCTCCCCCCCATTAATAGAAAAAAATCATGTACATCATGTCAAGACTTGGTACCATTGGTTAAAGTTGAGAAAATAAATCATGTACAATCATGTACATCGTGTACATAAATACTAATTATTATGAAAAAAGGATTATTAGACAGTTTGCAAGAGAAATATGGTAAGTCTGAAACTGGGGAGGATGTTAAAAAAGAGCCATTACCTGATCCTACTCCAGTTTTTATTCCTCGTGTTGATTATGACACTTATATGAAGTCAGACCATTGGAGGAAGTTTAGGAATAGGCTGCTTCATAAAAGAGGATATAAGTGTGAAAGATGCGGATCAAAGAAGAACCTTCACTTACACCATATTACCTACGAACGGTTCGGGATGGAAAGAGAAGAGGATTTAGAAATACTTTGTAAAACCTGCCACGACATGGCACATAAAAAATAATCATGAACTTTTACGCAATACCAGGGATAGTTGATCGGACAAATATATTTCCAAATACAATGTCAGAGTCTCAACAGATGAGATATGCATTGGAGATCATAAAAACTACTTGCAATTATTACAGTATGGATTATGAGACTATTTGCAGAAAAGATCGCCATCGTGATATCGTTACTGTTTGTCAAATATCGTGCTGGCTTATTCGTAAAAAGATGCCGACCATGCCGCTTGTGAATATTGCTTCTCTGTTTGGAAATAGATATTGTGGAAAGCTAGGACATGATCATTCAGNCATTCTTCATAATAAAAATAAACTCCAAGATTTACTAGACACTGATGATCAGGTTAAAGATGATGTGGATGCGTTGTTAAAATTAATTTGATTAATAAATTATACACTCGTTGTAAATTTATATAACCGATAAATCAATGACAAAGAATTCTCTTCTTACTGAAATATATACATCAAAAGAGATAGGAGAAGTCATCGGAAAAATAAACCCAGAGGAGATGCGTGATGATTTAAAGCAACACGTTTTCTTGCTTCTTTTGGAAAAGCCAGAAGCATTCATTTTGGAGCTTCATCAAATCGGGAAACTAAAGAACTACATCGTAAAAGTAATTTGCCAATTGGTAAACTTTAAGCAGGATAAATTTCATAGAATCAATAGAAGGTTTAGTGAAGTATTAACAGATTTCTCAACGGAAGAAAAAATGATTGAATCAGTATATCAGGTTGTAAGATATGAGGACAATGAAGAAATCAAGTTAGAGAACAAATGCCAGGAAGAACTAGAACGGATCAAGGGTATCGATTCTCCAAGTCAGACAGGGAAGAAGTGTAATACAGTCNATTGGTATCACGGAGTATTGCTGGAGCAATATGTGGAGAAAGGTAACTATCGGGCAGTAAGTAAAGAAACAGGAATCCCATGTAAATCAGTTTACAATGCTGTTCAGATGGCTAAGGAAGAAATTAAAAAGAGAATATGTCAATCTTAGAAGTAGTGCTTTACTCATTTTGTATGGCTATGGTATTGGTCCGGTTCCTTGAGATTAAGCTTTGGCATCCATGCTTAAATGTAAAGCCTTTCAAATGTTTGATTTGTATGAGTGGATGGATCTCAATGTTTCTTTTCGGATTCCACTGGATGACAATTCCTGTGATGAGTTTAACAATGGTTTCATCGGCAATACTTGACAGACTAATTTCTAAGATATGATTAAACTGAGAGCAATATGGAAGCTACTAACTGCAAAGTATTTCTTTGTAGCAGTCAGTAAGTATGGTGGAGATATCCAAACATTCGGAGAGTACACAGCTCCAATGGCTTATCATATAGCTGATGACATGATGGATAACGGATCTGAGTTAGTGAAGGAGGAGGCAGCAGTTAGAGAAGTAAATGAAATATTAAATTCTATATAATGAAACAAGAACACATTGATTTTTTATACAGACACAAAGTCATGTATCACAACTTCACCCATAGTGGAGTTATTCCTCATCTACCAGCAGAGGATGCAAAAACCTTCCTTGAAATAGCCAAGACATTCAGAGCTGATTACAATACCAGCCTTTGGTGTGGAGACTGTGTCATGGAGATGATTGACTTTGTGTATAAGCAAGCAGCAAACAAAACAAACCAAACAACTGAACCAGATGTCAAACAAAAAAGAAGTCGCAAGGCACTTAGCTAACCTAGCTGATACTCTTCCCATCGTGTTTGAATTAGAATACGAAGAAGCCATCTATACTGGAGAAGAAATGAATCTATCCGGTTACGGAATGGAGAAGCGATACGAGAAAGGAAAGTATTATAAGGTGCAGGATCTTCCAGTGTTCAGAGCAGTAGAACACAGACAACAGTTAAAAGATGCATGGAAGAAAGGAGGAATTGATTCTGTAATGGAATACTGTGAGCGAATTAAAAGTATTAACCAAGAAATTGAAGCATAATGGCAAAGACAAAATACATTGAATCTCCTGAACAATTATGGCAGTATTGGTTAGATTATAAGAAAAGCCTTCCATCAATTTCTGTTCCAGTTACTCATCCAAAATTAGGAGTAGTTAATTTAGATATTGCACAACCAATTCATGAGCAGGGATTCAATAGATGGATGTTTGAGAATACTGATTTTGCAGGATCAGGTGTTCATCAATACTTTCATAACCGAGGCGGAGAATATGATTCATATGTCGCTACCATATCACGCATAAAGGATGATAAATTCGAGCACAATTATAAATATGCCTCTGCTGGTCTCCATAAGGAAAAGCTAACTATGTCATTACTTGGTATGGCTGAGAAGACAGAAAGTAAGGTATCTAATTCAATTCAAGTATTAAGTTTAGATCCAATTGATTCAGCAAACTACATCGCTCAGGAAAGTAGCATCATTAAGAAAAAGGATTAGAGTTATTCGAGGAGGTCAAGGAGCCGGAAAGACTATATCGATTCTCATCCTTTTAATTAACCATGCTGCAGGAAAGCCTGATAAGGAAATATTGATTATATCTGCAGAGCTTACTAAAATGCGCTTAACAGTTATTAAGGACTTTGTTAANCTAATGAAGCAAATAGGAATATTCGATGAGTCAAGATTTATTGCTGAAACACTATATCGTTTCCCAAATGGGTCATTCATAAAATTCATTGGATTAGACAAGTCTGATGTTGGTAAGGGGTTAAGATCTGATGTTGCTTATTTCAATGAGGTAAACAAATGTGATTTTGAGTCTTATCGTCAAGTAGCAAGTAGATCAAAGATTGTATTTGCTGACTATAATCCTGATACTGAATTTTATATTGATACAGATGTTATCACTAGGGATGATTGCGATTTCCTTCAACTTACATTTGAGGATAATGAGTTACTCTCTATTGATGAAAGACAAGAGATTCTTCTATATAAAGAAAAAGGGTATAACCAAGATGGAAGTATAAAAAATAGCTATTGGGCAAATCTGTGGCAAGTTTACGGACTTGGGAATATAGGTAACCTAGAGGGAGTAGTTTTCTCAAATTGGTCAATTGTTGATTCGATACCAATTGAAGCTCAGTTTGTAAGCTATGGCTTAGACTGGGGATTTACTAATGATCCAACAGCACTGATTGAAGTATACCGATACAATAAAGCTATCTATGTGAATGAGCTAGTCTACCAAACAAGACTCACCAATGGGGAGATTATCAATAAGCTGAAACTCTTAGAAGTAAAAAGCAACCAATGTATTGTGGCAGACTCAGCAGAACCGAAATCTATTCAAGATGTAAACAATGCCGGCTTTTGGATTGAGGCAGCTAGGAAAGGACCAGACAGTATCAAGAACTCCATCGACAGACTACAGGAATATCAGATATTCGTTACTAGCCAATCCATGAACCTGATCAAAGAACTCAGGCAGTACCGATGGGCAAAGGATAAGGAAGGTAAATCACTCAATGCTCCAGAGGACATCATGAACCATGCTATCGATGCGCTCAGGTACGTGGCCTTAAATAAACTCAGCCAATTTGAGAATACTGGGCATTATTCAATAATTTAGCACAATGGCAGAAATCAAAATATCCGCATCCATCTTTTGGGGCAAAGATGATTCAAACGGAGACGTATGCCAATCCTGCAATAAGCTGATCATCGGCAAAGTTCACTTCCCCATCATACAATATGGTCCGGCAGAAGAACTAAACTTTAAAGACGGAGAACCCAAACTCTGTGATGAGTGCTACCTGAAAGTTCCCTTCCATAAAAAGTAGGCACAAACTATCCTTTTGCCACATTTAAGGGTATGAAGTGGCGGCATATCACACTGGAGCAATTCCAATTAATCAACGACATCAATGAGAGTAAAGACTTTGATGAGATGGATAAACAGCTCCATACCACTGGAGTTTTATTCAATCTGACCGAGAATCAGATGGTTGATTTAGGTGCTGACAAATGTCGCAAACTCCTAAAAAAGACGGAGCGGTTATTCTCAAAGCCATTCGCTAAATATCCTTTCAAACGCATTGGACCATATCTGATCGAGTACAACATAGAGAAGTTACGCTTTGGGCAATTCATTGAGATAACCTATTTCGTACATGGGGAGCTTTTAGATAACGCTCATAAGATTCTAGCCTCAGCCGTTCACCTTCCATTCTTAAAGAACAATTCAAACAAGCACAGAAAGGTATCTGAATTTATCATCAGGCAATCAGTAGTTAGGACAATGGGAGCCTTATCTGCATTCCTTGAAGCGTATGCAGCATTCAATAAAGAATACGCAGGACTCTTTGAACTGTCAGAAGATGGAGAAGAAATTGAAGTAAAGAAGGATTCCTTCAACGATAGTTACGGATGGATCTATTCTGCTACTCAGGTAGCTGATCATGAGCGGATCACATTAGAGGAGGCGTTCAATCTTCCAATAAGACAGGCTTTAAATGATCTCAGTTATTTAAAAGCAAAGCGACAATATGACGAACAACAATTAAAGAAACATGGCTCAGTCAATTAGTGCAAGGCAGAAACAATTACTCAATAGTGGATACTTAGATCTGCTAGGGGAAAACTATGGAGATTATCAGGTCTTAAAGCTTGATGCTGTGGCAGATTCGTTGTATTACTTAGCGGCCAAATATGTAGAGATCGCAACACAGAACTTGGAGAAAGCTGATCGTGTGGCTAGTGGTGCTCTTTCATCATCCATCGTAGCCATGCCTTTGGAGATCATTGGAACAGTTTACTCAGTTTCGATAAAGCTGGATGACTATTACAAGTTCGTTGATCAGGGTGTTAAAGGATGGGCAGATGAGAAGGGAGGAAGTAGTCCATTCCAATTCAAGAATTACGGCAGATCGGGGAAGAAGAAAAGCAAGATGGTTGACGCCATCCGCAAATGGTTGATCAAGCAAGGGATGCAAGGAACATCAGCAAGCAAACACAAATCAATTTACAAACGAGAAAAGAAGAATGCCAGTATCACAGATACCAGCACTCAGGCAGCAATTATTATTTCAAAATCCATCAAGAAGAAAGGGTTAAAACCATCATACTTCTGGAGAGATACAGAACGCTCAGTTATGCAAATAGCAGAGGCAGAATTCGCAGCAGCAATTAAAATCGATATCATTCAATCAATGTACAATGGCAATAGTAATTAACAACACTCCTGTAGATTATAGCAGTGTAAACGGAGACATACTTTTTACGGCCTACGAATCAGTAAAGGCTAATGATCCGGTAACTTATGCCGGCTATAAGTATGTTTGTGATATTTATGTATCAGGTAACTTAATCGCCAGGTTAAAGTCAAATCCTGATCCTGTGTACAAGCGTGGTATTTTTAATATTGCTCGCTCTATTCGTAACTACTTAGCGCAACAGTTCAATCCAGCATCAGCTTTCAATGTGCAGAATTTCGGTAATGGTGAATTTTGGGTATCTGTTCAATGTAGATTCGGGGAAGAATATGGAGGAACATTGTACACCAACTTAACTATAGATTCTGCAAGGGTGTTTTTTAACCACTATAATGGCCGTTTAACTTCGAGTGATACAATCCTTCCAAACTACGAGAATAAGCCAGCTAGCAACAGTCCAGCTATCAAGTATGTAGGTTTTGGGGCAAAGTGCTTTATGCCTTACTTCTCAATTGTTACAGGGAACATTACAGTATCGGCAAACTTTTATAATTCAGTTGGTGCAAGTCTAGGAACTTTCAGCGCAACAGTTGGAGTAGTAACTAATCAATTATCCAACTTCGACATTGGCCCACTTGGTATGAATGCGCTTTTAAGTGGATCGTTCACTGTTACGAATGCAGTTGATCATTACACAGTCAGCATCAACGGAACTACTTACACCATCTGTCTGTATTGTGAGAAAAAGTACACGCCTTATTCTATTCACTTCATGAACAAACTAGGAGGATTTGAAAGCTTTGATTTTAGAAAAGTAAGCAGAAAGACTTTAGAGCTGGAGAAGAAAGTTTACCAGCAGCAAGCTTACCGTATGGATTCAAGCGGAGCAGTTTCACTCAGAACTTCAAACGGTGTAATGAATGATACGGACACAACCTATGGAGTAAGCTACAAAGAAAAGATGAAGCTTTATGCCGATATCACATCCGATGTAGAGTACCAATGGTTAGTAGAGTTAATCACTTCACCGATTGTTTACTTCGATGATGCTGGAGTATTAGTTCCGGTTACCATCACTGATACATCCTATGAATTCAAGAAAGTAATCAATGATAAGATCACTTCGCTTTCCATCAATATTGAGTTAGGCAAATCTCTAAATACGCAATTCAGATGATAGACTTATTCATTGAAAATTATAGGGCAGACATTAGGGAGGATCTATCAGCACTGATCACATTCGCTATTGATGATATCAAGGATTTCTCCAGTAGGAATACAAGTTTCTCGAAGACTATCATCATGCCAGGATCTGCTAGAAACAATGCGCTATTCGGTAATATCTTTGATATGGCCAATAGTAATTTTTATGATACTACACAGCCAAACATCAACTATAATTTTAACGCAGCCAAATCAGCAGCAGCCATCATCTTTCAGGATAATATCCAAGTCTTTAAAGGAGTAGTCAGGTTACTAGAGATTGTCATTGATAAGGGAGTAGTAGAGTATGAGGTGGCAGTATTCGGTGAGCTAGGAGGATTGATCTACTCGATGGGTAATAAGAAGCTGGAGGACTTAGATTTCTCTGAATACAATCAGTTATTCAATGCATCCAATATTGTTTCATCTTGGGATAATGTACCTGGATCAGGCGTATATTTCCCATTGATTGATTACGGAACTTACTCAACCGATAAAAAGAATTGGCAGATTAATACATTCAGGCCTTCACTTTATGTCAAGGAATACTTGGATAAAATGTTTGCTGCTTCCGGTTATTCATTCAGCAGCTCTCTTTTCTCATCTGCAAGGTTTAAGAATCTCGTAGTACCCCATTCGCAAAAAGTATTACAGGCTTTAAGCTCTGTTGCTTGTTCTGCTAAACTACTTGCTCCAGTGGATGTCTTGGATCATGATGCCTACATAGCAAATAATGATCTTGTTTGGGATAGTATTTCAGCAGGGATTTTTAATATACTTGCTGGTTTCGGATTTCAATATTTAGGAGCAACGCCATTATCTGTAAATCTTAATTGGGAGATTCATGGATGGAGAAAAAGCACTGTATCTAATTTCAAGGTGTCAGTTCAGTTAAATGGGGTGGATGTTCCGGGAACAATTGTCACTTATTCCGCTAGTCACGGATCATCGATACCGTACTTCTGGAGTGGAACAAAGACACTTGTGCTAAATACCAATGATACAATCTCCTTCCATTACTACACACATGATACAGATGCAGTCTATACCATAAGTGCAGGGGAAACAAGTAGCATGAGTATCTCAACTACTACTCCTCAATTGGTTCCAATATCCATTGGAGATACCATCAAAATGAACGATGCAATTCCAAAGAACATTTTGCAGATTGATTTCTTTGCTAGTTTGATTAAGCTATTCAATTTGTATGTGTATGAGGATAAGTACTACCCCAATCATTTGTATATCGAGCCTTATATCAACTATTATGATGGGAATCCATTGAACGGAAAAGATTGGACTCAGAAGATTGACAGAGGTCAGCCGATGCGGATCAAGCCGATGAGTGAGATGAACTCAAGGATCTACAAATTCAATTTTAAGGATGATTCTGATTACTACAATGATCTGTATAAAAAGAGGTACAATATTTCATACGGATCTTATTTGTATGATTCAGAGTTTGAGTTTAATAATGATGAGGCAACCGCTGATTTAATTTTCTCAGGCACACCACTTGTTGGTTATGGTGGAGAGGCAAAGGTTTACTCCACTATTTTTAAACGAACTGGAACTGCAACACTTGTCGAGGAGACAATTGATTCTAATATCAGAATTCTTCAAACCAAAAAAGTATCAGGAGTACCAAGCTGGAACATCTTAAATGGTTCGACAGTTCTTGGATCATATACTTCTTACGGATATGCCGGCCACTTGGATGATCCTGATGCACCAGCTAATGATATTCAGTTTGGTGTGCCTAATGAATTATTCTTTACACTTGCTGCTGGAGCATTAAATGTAAATCAGTTCAATGTTTACTGGAGCCCATATATGGCAGAGATAACAGATAAGGATTCAAAGCTCCTTACTGCTTATATCAGATTGAGTACAAAGGATATTAACTTACTTGATTTCTCAAAATTGATATTCATAGATGGATCTTGTTTCAGGATTAATAAAATCATAGACTACAATGCAACTGTAGAAGATTTGTGTCAGGTTGAACTATTAAAAGTTATCGATACAGCTTCTACAACTATCGTTCCAATTGAGGATATCGGAGATAATGTACTAACCTATATAGGGGATGGTACTGAAGGATATACAGTTATTATTCCGGGATTACTTGGAAAGAATATTGTGTTAATGATTCAAGGAACCAATATCTGTGCACTTGCAGCAATACCGAACCCAGGAGAATACAATATCACAGGAACATCTATCACATTCGGAGCACCAATTCAAGAAGGACAACTCATTCAAATACTATTCAATTAATAATTATGGCAGACGTAAACATTGGAGCGAAACTCACAGTAGATACTGGAGCATCCCTTAAAAGCATAAACGATATAAACAAAGAAATCAAGTCTGCAAGTGAAGCCCTTAAAGA